AGAAAAGTTTCTAGTTTGTGTTGCTGGTGATAATACTGTCTTACCATATTGAGCAGCAATCTTAGGATATAAAACAAATTGTTTATATATTGGTATGTTAGCAATAACATCTAAAGGTCCTCTTAAATTTTTTAATCTGTTAACTCTATCTGCAGATCCGTATAATTTACTTGCACTGCTTTTTAATAAACCTAAACCATGTATTTCTCCAACTTGAATAATACTAGGATCTCCTTTAGCAACATTTAATCCTAATTCTGCTTCTCTTCTAGATTTAAATAATTGTTGAGCATATTTTTCTTTTGTAGGTTTAGATAATACTTCTCCTAATCTATCAAACATACGTTTGTATGCAGTTTGTGTAGATAAGTTAGATACAGTTTGTAAAATAATACTTCTTGCATTGTTTTCATCACCTAATAATTTTAATATTTCTGGTGGTAGTTCTTTACCTGTTGCAATAAATTTATCACTATCTAATTGTTCTTTAGATATTCTTGTAAGTATTTGTATAGGATCTTTGTTATCTGTTTTTGCAGTTCTTAGTATGTTATTAACCATGTCTTTAGCAACTTGTTCTTTAGCAGCCGTTTTTGATATACCATCTCTTTTTGCAATTTCTTTAACCATATCATCAACATCTAAACTTTTTATTTTTTTAACAAAGTTAACAGCGTCTTTAAATATTTTAGAATTTTCTGGCACAGAATAATTTGGATTTGTAAATATACCAAAAGACTTTCTCCAATATCCTCTTAATGCATTACCTAATAAATTAGGTAATAGTTCACTATCTTTAGGTAATACATCTCTAAAATCTTTTTTAATATCATCAGTTATTTTTAAAATTTCTTTTGCTACAGTTCTAAGAGGTGCTTGTATTTTTTCTAATGATCTTTGACCTCTTAAGTATTCCATAACTTCATCTAAATATTTATCCATAGATGCAGGAGAAGTTGTTTTAGTGTCATACATTTTCTTTTGAGATTTAACCATAGCGTATGCTCTGGCTTCTAAACTATCTAAAAGTTTTTCTATTGATCTTGCTCTTTCTTTTATTAATTTATCTCCCCTAAATGCTACATCAGCTTGCTCAGGAGTTTGTCTACCAATAGATTTAAGTGCAGATGCAACATTGTCAGCTCTTTTTAAAATTCTTCTTAATGCAATGTTGTCGTTAACTGTAAATAAATTCCATTGTTTAAATGGAGGTAAACCTGTTTTGTCATAAGCTTTACCTGGTAAATTTTTAACAATACCAACACCTTGTTCTAAATAAGGCACTCTTGCTAATCCTTTTGATAATGGATTTACTACTGTATAGTTAAGTGTTTTTAATCCTATCTTACCTGTAAATTTAGCAGGTTTCCAAATACCATATCTAAATCCAAGACTTAATCCTTTTCCTACTATAGGTATACCACCACCTATTACAGAACCTTCAGCACCAAATTTAATTTTATTAGATAATCTAGCTATAGCAAGATCTCTACCAGTCTTTCCTTCTTCAGGAGTTTTTTCTATAGCAAAAGTTTCTCTTTCAGAATCCATTGCTAACATATCAGCAGCTCCTAGAGATAATGCACCTGTACCTATTTTTTTAGAAAACTGAAGAGTAGGTGCTCCATACTTTACTGCACCAAATTTTTTAATTAAACTCTTGTCTAACTTTTTTATATTTTTAAGTTTACCTATGTTAGCTAACATTTTAGCAGCTATTTTATAACCACCACCAAGTTGAATTACAAACTCACCTATTTGAGTTGATAATAATTTTGGGTTTCCATGTTCTTCTAAAAAGTCATTTGTAATCTTATCTAATTTTTCTGTGGCATTTGTATCAAGAGCAAGATCAACACCTGATGTTACAAATTCTCCAATACTTTTTACAAGTTTGGTACCACCACCTACTACCATTCTTTCTATGTCTTTAGCTATATCTACTTCGTTTTCATTTTCAAAACCAAACTTAGGATCTTTTTTTACTTTGTCTTGATATTGTACAAAAGGAGCTAGCATAGGATCAAACCTTAAATATGATAAAGGGTTGCTAACTACTTCTTTATCTTCCGATCTTTCTTCTAATAGATTTCTTTCTTCTGCGTCTTGAATTAAACTCAATACATCAGATTTAGTTATCGGCATATTATGCCTCCTGAGGTAATACTAGATTTACTTGGTATTTTAAATTAAAATTATCTACGTCTGCTTGTGTTTGAATTTGTGCAAAATCACCTAATGCATCATAGTTGTCTGCTAATAATCTTACGATGTCATCACCAATTGATTGTGGTAATCTAGATCTAAGTTCATCATAACTTAAAGGTATTGCTTGATTTTTTTCTTGTTTCTTTAATAAAAGTTCTCTTTGTTTAGCTTCATCTTGAAGTACTTCTTCTGTCATTTCATCTTCCATAGTGCCACCTGTCATAGGTCCACCAGTAAACATACCAACTCTACCACCTGTTGCTAGTTTAGGTTTTTTTGTTTTCTTTTCAACACTAGGTGCAGTAAATCCAGAATAGATACTATCCATTTCAGCATTAGGAAATACACTCATAAATGATGCAATTGCTGCATCGATATCTCCGTCAGCATTTTTAATAAATATATTAAATAAATCTCTTTTTTGTTCTTGTTGTGTTTTACTACCAGTAAGAATTGCTTGCATACCATCATTTTTATTTCTTACTTCGGCTTGTATTACTCTATCTAATTTTAAATATTCAGGAGTTCCTTTTTCAAAAGCATCTCTTTTTTCTGTTAATGAACTAATTCTTTCATTCATTTTAGATTCAAATAATTCAAGGTTTTGTTTTTTTGCAAACGTTCTGTTTGCTTTAATTTTTTCTTCTTCAATACCACCTGCTAATTTAGCTATAGCACCTACTCTATCTTGATATGTTTTCTTAGCTAGTGCTTGTCTTTTATCTATACCTGTTCCTAATTCCATACCTAATTTAGCTAAAGGTTTAGATGCAGTTGCTAACACTCCACCCAATCCTGATCCTTCGCTAGGTGCTCCTAATATTTCCATACCTCTAGAAGCTATCTTTAAATAATCACCCATAGATAATTCTGGTTTAAAATCAAAAGGCATAGCTTTAGCTACATCGCCATACATGCCTATTGCTTGTTGGATTGATGATTCTGGTAGTGGTTGTGAATATTTACCAGGTTCATCTACTAAACCTCTTTTAGGTGTATCTAATCCTGATGTAATACCTTGGCCTGAACTGTTTACAGCTCCACCTCGTCTGAACATTGGTCTTCTTAATATGTTACTCATTATGCTAATCCAAATTTTTTAGCAGCGCCAGCTAATCCAGCAGCTCCAATACCAAGTCCTAATACTTGTTGACCAAAACTAGGAGGTGGTGTTGTTGTTTGAATTGTTTGCGCCGGGAATCCACCGATTACAGAAGCTAGTTGAGGTGTAACTAAACCTAATCTAGTAAATGGTTCTAGTTGCATTTCTCTTGCTTCTTGTGCATCTGCAGTTAATTGTGCTTGGTCAATTGATCTTTCTTGACCACCTAATGAAGATTGATATTGTCCTAAACCTTGTTGTGCTTGTAAGTTTCCTAATGCACCAGCTTGTGCTTGTTGAAATCCTTGTTGTAATAATTGTGCTTCAGCTAATGCTCTTTGTATATCTCCAACAGCTTGATACTCACCTAACATTGCAGCTTCTCTGCCACCACCAAATGCACCTGCTTGTTGTGCTCTTTGTCTTAATGCTGCTATACCTTGTTGCTGTTGTCTATCTAATGCAGCAGTTGTTGCATCAATAACTTCCCTTTGATAAGGGGACATAAACTCTTGATATGAATCTGGACCATAAGTTAATGCAGCTCCTCTAGTAGCTACATCTTTTTCTAATTGTGAACGGTCAGCAACAAATTCTCTACCTGTATAATCTTGTGGTGTTAATGCTGTTTTTAATAGCGGAAGACCTGCTTCCGTAATACCCATTCCCGCTGCTTGTATAAACGGTTCTCTTTGTGAAATCTGTGTTGTTGTTGCCATTATATTACTGCTTCCATTCCTTCCATAGTATTGAACATTCTTCTAGCACCTTCTTTACCTTGTGATTCCTCAGATATACTACCACCTTCTTCTAGATTTTTCATCACATTTTCCATTACTTCTGCACCTTTGTCAATGTCTCCATCGCCGGCGTTTCTAACAGCATCTGCTGTCATTACAAATTCATTTAAACTTAATCTAGCTGGTACATCATCAGCTCTTTCTTTTTCTCCTATTGGTACAAAACCACCATCATTTCTATAGTCTTTTTCCATACCACCAAGATCCATAATACCACCTTCAGCAGCTCTAACTCTATCTGATTTTGTATCAATCATTTTACCCATTCTATCAAATTCTTCTCTAGCTTTTTTAGCTGCATCTTCTGGTGAAAAACCTAGTTCTAAATACTCTTCAAAAAGTCTTTCTAAAATTGCATCATTTTCCATATTAGATGCCATTAGAATACCTTTTTTAGAATCTTTTTCTGATCTAAATTTATTTTGTAGTCTTTCAATTTCATCTTGTAACTCTCTAAATTCATCTGGAGTTAAATCTTTTACACCTTTACCAAATAACTCCATAGCTATATCATCAGATTCATCTCCTGTTGCTGATGCCATCATAACACCACCACCTATATCATATCCAGGTCTTGTATTTGGCATTGGTAATGCTCCTGCTATACCAGTTTGTATTGGCATAACACTACCGCCTCCCATGTATCCATATCTATCTAACATGTCATTAATCTCATCGTCTGTTCCCCATTGAGCTTTTTCAAATATTTTAAACAAAGCTCCTCTGTCATTTTTTCTATCGTAAGGACCATCTAAACCTTCTTCGTATTGATTAATTAATTTTGCAGCTTCATCCATAGATCCTGCTGTAACTCCAAATGTAGCTTTTGCTTTAAGATTTTCTAGACCACTACCAGAAGTTAATTTTGATGCTGTATCTACAACTTTTTTTAATATACTTGGTTTAGTATTTTTAGCTACAGTAGAAACTGGTTCTGCATATCCTCTTTTTGCTAACTCTTTGGCATAACTTTCTGTAGCTAATCCTGTATCCCCTAAAGCAGGATTGTTAGTTGCTTTAAGCATGGCTAACTGATTTTCTCCTGAATAAGTTTCTTTAGGTAAAAATTTACTACCACCTGTTTCAACTAGTTTAGGTAAAGCTGCCGTTATACCTGTTCTTAATACATCTCTAAAATCAGCCTCATCATCTATAACACCTCTAGTTAATGCTGCTTTAAGAAATTCATTTCCACCATATTTTGAAAAAGCTGCAGGAAGTCCTGGTATACCAGGTAAAAACATAGACGCAGCATAAGGCACAAAAGGTCTTATTTCTTTTGGTATAATTTTTCTAATTGGACGAGTTACTTTTCTAAATATTTTTCTTAATCCCATGATATTCCTATTGTGATGATAGCAAGTGGGCTGCTTGTAGAATTATGCCCAATCTATCCAATTTATTACCTTTTCCTATAACAGTCAATATACTATTCCTTCGTAGCTGTGCCTATAGGAGGCATTTTTGCTACCTTTATCTTAACAGATCTAGTTACATCGTCTTTAACAGTGTCTGTATCTGGGTTATTAATATCGTCTTCTGCCTCTTTATCAGAGGCATATTCTTTGTTAGTTTTCTTGTTTCTTAATACTACTTCTGCTTCACATTTAACAACAGGTACTTGTTTACCATCTATTGTTATATATTCGACACCACCTTTTTCTATAAACATTTTAACTCCTATTCATTTCTAGCATTGATATCACAATATGCAATCTGTTTCCAGTTGCAGGGGTAGCCTTTAATATCTCGCTTTCCATCATAATTAATGGATTTGTTAATAATTCCACAGTTGCATTTGCAGCAACAGCTTTTACTTTAAATAAACTAAACACGGTCCCCGCTGCATTAGTAAGGGTTAGGGTAATAGTATCCCCGCTTCCCGAATCGTCGTTAACTAATATAGATTTGACTATAGATCTAGAGTCAGAAGGCACAGTATATACTGTAGTAGCTGATGCTGCTGTTAGATCTGTCTTTGTGTTCTTATATATATTAGCCATTATTTAATAAAGTATGAAAATCTCTCTTGTTCTTGTTTTATTTCATCAAGAAACGTAGAGTTTAGTTGTTCAGTTATAGTTGTAATAACTCTGTTAATTTGTTTCTGGTTAGAGAAATCGTATTCTGTTTTTGGTTCTGGTACTTTAACGTTTATCTTTGCCATTAACTACTTCCTGAATATGCTGTTGGTTCTGCTGAGTATTGTTCAAAAGAATCAGCACCATCATATCTGTTTGATGAATCTCCACCACTAGCTTCAAAACCTCTAAAGTATGCATCTAACTTAGCTCTTTCAGCTGCAACTCTTGCTGCTTCTTCTGCTTGTTGTAGTTTTAATAATTCTGCAAATCTTCCTTTTGTTTCATCAGCACCTCTAGCTCTAAATCTTGCAATACTTTTATCTCTTCTTCTAGAAGCTCTTGCTGCATCTGTATAATAACCACCTCTTGCATTTTGTTTGTCTATATCTTCAGCACTTATAAAATTACCATTTTCGTCTACATATCCAATACCACCTTTGTATTGAAACATGTCACCTATACCTTGTAATACTTGACCCATAATACCACCACCTTTTATATAATCTCCAACAGATCCTAGTTTATCTTTTAAAGTGTCAATTCCACCTTCTATTTTGTCTCTAAATCCTGGTATTTTATTACTGTCATCAATTTCGTAAAGTTCTCCTTTTGTGTAGTAATCATCTAATATTTTAGAATTCATAATACCCATCATTTTTTCTCTTTCTTCTTTAGTTGGTATAGCAGAACCTAATTCTGTTGGCATAAGAATAGAAAAAGGAAGTGATGCTTTTGATAAAACTTTACCTGCAAAATTAATTCCTTTTTTACCAAAATCCATAGCATCTAAAGCTATTTTTCTTGTAAGTGGAGTAGCGCCACCTATTTTTTGATCACCAAAACCAAAAATACTTTTTATACCTTCTGATGCATATTTTATAGGGTTTACACCTCCTTTAAAATTAGGGTTATATCCTAACGTTCTATCTAATTTAAAAGCTTCAGGGTAACTTAAACTTTTAGCTTGAGCTATATTTTCAGGTGTTAGTTGTAAAAATCCCATTAGCACTTCCACCTTCTACGAGCTTGTCGTATTCTAGAGTTAGGATCATTTCTAGTTTTTGCAGATGATCTTTTTAATTGTCCTAAAGATCTTGCACAATATGACTTTCTTCTTTTAGCTGCTTTAGATCCTTTTTTAACTTTACCAGTTACAGCTGTTTTTAATTTAGATCCTGGGTTAGCTCTTCTATATGCAGCTACACCAGCTCTTGTCATACCTGCACCTGATTTTGTAGATCTGTAATTTTTTTTATTTCTTGATATTGGGTTTTCTGATCTACCGCCTGATTTATAATATGTTCTCATTAATGTTTGTCCTTACCGTTTGCAAACTCTCTTTGTCTGTCTTTTAATTTTTCAATATCATTAGTAGCTTTTTCTACTTGTTTTTGTAAAAATTCAATATTAACTTTGTTGTGCATACCGTCTTCAATAGCTTTATTCAAACGATCTACAGACTTATAAAGATCCTCCACCAACATGTAAAGTTCCGCTTCGCCAGATGATTTACCTAATTGTCCTCTTGGGTATTTAATTCTAAACTCTGTGTTTTGATCAAGATCTTTTGACATTAATTCAATAGTTGTTGAGTGCTGATTGAGCGTTTCGTGTAAACCAAAATATGCCCAAGTTCCAATTGCTACCATTGCAATTAAACTAGCAACCGTTTTCATTGGCATTTGTACTGCTGCTTCTTCTGATATTTTTAAAGGTTTTGCCATTATCTTCTACCGTCCGGTCTTAAGTCTAAATTAATTGTTCCAAATCTCCATGTTTCACTAACTGCATCATTTTCTATCTTTATATTTGCATAACGTCCTCTAGCTCTTGTGTCAAATTTAAGACTACTAGATGTAATAGTAAACGGACTTAATGCAGTATTTGTACTAGATTGTGATGGAAATCTTTTTACTGCTAGTGTTAGTTTAGCATTACCTTGTATATTTTTAAAGTCCGGAATAAATCTTTTTAATGATAAGAAAAACTCACCATCTGTTTCTTCTGTTTTAATATCAAAATCAAATGATTTAGCAAAAGAAGTAATTGTTGTTTTACTACCGTCAGCATTAACTTGATCGGTTCCTGTTTCGTGTTCAAATAGTGTTGTACCACCTAATCCTGTTATGCCTCTAACCACTGGAAATGTACCATTTGTACTTGAGCTATATTTAGTTGCATATGGTTTAGGATATACAGAAGCGTCAAGCCATGTTGTTCTAGCTTCATTTCCTGTGTACCAAATAGTTGCTTTACTAGTAGCTGTTTCTCCATAATTATAAACTACATATCTATCATTAAAATCTTCTCCTGAACTAGGATAATACCAAACTACTTCTGTATATAAATTATTTAAACCACAATTAATTTGTTGTCCTTTTGTAGATTCAATATCATCATAAACATAATCTTCTACAGAACATTCTAAAGATTTAACTGTACCATCAAATAAAAAGAAACCATTAGGACTCATCCAATATGCAACGCCGTCTATCTCTACAGCTGCGTTCTGACCTATTAATCCACAGTTCGTACCTACTTGTTCAAAACCAAATGTAAATGGAGCTCCTACAGTTTTCATTGTATAAAGTGCATTGTCTGTCCAAATTAAAATTGTTTCTTTTGCTTTTAATGCACCCATAATTTTTGTGCCATCTTGTAATCTTTGTGAACCTGCTGTGTTAATAGCTGATGTATCATAAGTGTTTATATCTTCTGCATTAGAGAATCTTATAAACATATCATCTTGAGTTGAATCTGTTCCGATTGTTGTTTCTGTACCACAATGAATTAAGTGTCTTGTTGTTGGTGATATTAAAGTTAATCTTGTAGCTGTTGGATTATTTGATGTAGGAAAGTTAGATGTTGTAGTAGATGCTCTTGTTGTAAATCTAGCTGCATCTCCAGCATTCCAAGTAAATGTTTTACCATTTAATATAGTTGCAACTAACACTTCACCAAAGTTATCTAGTGACCATAAACCTGGTTCTAGTGTTACATTAGATGCAGAAGCAGCACTACCAAATCCTCCTGTGTTCCAAGATTCTAATCCCCAACCATAACCATATGATTGTTCTGCTGGACCTATAGATTGTAAACATTTTATACTTAAACTACCACCAGTAGATACAGTTGCACCTGCATTACTAGTTTGTGTAATTGTAAATGTGCCTGTAGTAGGAACGGTTATAACTTGAAAGTATTTATCTTCAAAATCAGAATTACTATATCCTGTACCACCGGGTAGTGTTACAGAATCTAATTGTACAATGTCTCCAATAGATAATCCGTGTGTAGCTTTTGTAATTGTACAAGTAGCTGAGTTATTTGTTGTTGCAATTGTAGCTGATGTTAAAGTTGTTCTAAGTGGTGTAATATCATAAACCTCACCTTCAAAATATGCTATTAAAAATTTATCTGTTCCAATAATAATATATCTATTTCCTTCTAAGTCTGTGTATGCATGTTGTTTTCTTGCAACACCTACTAAAGTAGAAGTTAATATAGAAGACCAACCACCAACTTTTTCTGGTAATCCATATCTCCATCTAACATTATCAGAATCAACCCAACGACCGACTGCTCCAATCGTTGTGTTTTGTTTATCAACTCCAGGTAAAAATTTGACTTGTTTAAGAGCCATTGTTGCTCCTATGATATTTTGGTCGTTTTGTAGACCCAACCTCTAGTCGCGTTTGCATAGACTAAAGTAAAAGCAGCACTGTTAGCATTAATTACTAAATCACTAGCAGCACCATTTATATTAGATGAGTTACGACCAATAGTTATGTTGTTTGATGCAGCAAAGTTACCACTGTCAACGATTGTTACTTGATCACCAACTGCAGGTGTTGCGGGTAGTGTCATTGTTGCTGCTGCGTTAATTCCGCTTGAAGAAGTATTTACAAATAATTGATCTCCAGCAACTGCTGTATAATTACCAGTTGGTGTAAACCAACCTTGTGATATCATACCTTTATTTATATTTGTGCCATCAGAATAAACTATAGATGTAGATCCAGCTGCTAATACAACGCCTGTTCCAGAAGCTGTTTTAACTGTTAATGTATATAAGTTAGCACCACTTCCTCTAGTTGTAGCATCTTCTATAATATAAACTCTTTCAAAATTGTCAGGTACTATTAATTGTCTATTAGCTACAAGAGTGCCTGTTAATTTAAGATATAAATTTTTACCATTAGATGTAGCTCCTTGAGATATTGATAATGTAACATTTGATCCACCCACAGCTATTGCTATATAGCCTGATGATGCTTGCTCTAATTGTTGTAAATTTGCGTTAGTAATAGTACCCCAAGTACCAGCTTTTTCACCTGTTGTTATTAATTCTAAATTTAAATTACTACTATATGTTGATGCCATAATTCTCCTACGGGTTAAGCGGATCTATAGGTGTCCATGTTCTATTTACATTTGGATCTATAGGATCCCAAGATACCACAGAAACACTGCCTGTGGCAAGGTTAATTCTTTTGCCTGTAATAACCACAGGATACTCAATTCCTGCTGTGGCATTACCTATTGATACATTTAGCCTATTTCCAGTAACAGAAAAGACTATATTTTGTGCGCCTACGCCGGCGAAAGTTGTTGCTGCAAAAGGTGTTGCTCCAAATAACATTATATATTATTCCAATTCTGTTCTGCGTTAGGGTCTACTTGAGTCCATATTCTAAAGTCTACCGGTGAATTACTTATATTTAATCTATTACTATTTAGACCATTTGTAGAGTTAATTTTAGCTGCAGCTTTTACCGTAAATGGAACAGGTGCACCTTGTCCAAATTGAGTTGTTGTAATATTCATTCTATTGCCTGATATAACTACTGTAGCGTTTGCCTTAATAGTAGGATTACCAATAGATATATTTAATCTGTTTCCAGATAAAGTTACATTAGCTTTACCTATTACAGTTATATCACCTATGGATGTTTCTAATCCTACTCCTGTTGGTAAGACGGTAGCTTTACCGAATGCTGTTACACCATTCTTAGAAATATTTAATCTATTACCAGTTACTGGAACATCTCTTGGTGCTCTACCTTCTGCTGTTCCTGTAGCAACATTTAATCTACTACCAGTTAATACTTGTACTGCTTTTGCTATTACAGTTGGACTGCCTGTAGATATGTTTAATTGATTACCAGTTACAGATATATCTAATGGAGCTGTTACGTCTACGTTGCCTATTGAAACATTTAATCGAACGCCTTGTATGTTTACAAAGGCATTTGGACTAAAACCTTCAGCACTAAAAGGTGCCGCTGAGAAGGACGTAACACCAAAGAACATGGGTTACCTTGCCTTACATGGCTCATCATTTGATCCAACTAATGGTGCATCTGCAAATGCCATATAGATGTATGTTGAACCTGAGGCATTAATAACTCCATCGGTATGACATAATTTAAAACCATTAGAAGCTTTTTGTATTTTAGCCCAAGTAGTATTTGTAGCTTCTGCAGAAGAACCATCATTTGCTAAAACTCTTGCATAATTTGGAGCTACATTTACATCTCTTGGGTGGTCTGTTATTTGCCAACTTTCAGTAGCAGAATATTTTTTTACCAAAACAAAAGCTGGTCTAAAACCAGTATAAACAAATGTACCATCGGTATTACCATTACCAAGATATTGTCCAAATCTTGAAAACCCTTTTTTTTCTGCAAAGCAGTAAGCTATATGAGTTCCACCATTTGTATTAACTTTTCCATTATTACCTAAACTAAATACAGTTGAAGTTGGTGAAGTATCATTAAAATAAGTATCACTATCAGTTTGAGCAGTTGTGTTATTTAACGCCAGGCCATGTGTATTTCCAATTGATTGATGATAAATTAACCAATCATCTGTAACAGTTCTTGCTTTTTCAATTATCATTGCAGGCGCTACGCCTAAACCATGACCTACTGTTGCACCCGCTGAACCAGTACCTGTATAAGAAACAACACTAAATCCTGCTGTTGTATTTACAGATACACTTGAACTTATAGTGCCTGATGAATTAGCTGAAGCTGCACCACCTGCTCTCCAATTCCAAGCAACGTAATTATTTGAACTTTTATTACAATAATTACTACTATCTGCTCCAAGAGTGAATCCATCAGAGTCAAAACTTGTTAATGAATTTGCTACTGTTGCTTCTTGTCCTGTTCCTTGTGGCTCAAGCAATTTTGTTGCTCCTCTTACAGAGTCCACAGATATGTTTGCGTATGTTCCTCCTCTGTTTTGAATCCAGACCCAATCAGGCTGAAAACCTATGCCTGTCTGTGCGTTAGTGCTTCCTGTTCCTGTATAAAGTTTAGTATTAAAATAATCTGTAGATTTATTAACTGTAGTATAAGCCATTATGCGTTTAATCCTTTAGTTGTTATTGCTCTATAATTAGCAGGTACATCATACTCGAATACACCTATTCCATCATCAGGGTTTTGTGCTGATGATACAGCAGTTGTTCTATAAAATCCATTACCAAAGTTAAATGATGCTGCACCGGCTCCTGAAGTTGATGAAACATAAAAAGAAGGAAATACTTCACCATAGTCTGCCCAGTTAGTAGAATAAGAAAACAATTCACTAATAGCACCTGTTTTAGATGAACCTGAAGTAGGATCTCCACTATTCATATATGTTCCGTTTTTATGAATATAAAGTGCTTTGTTATCCATATCTAGTGCAAAACCTAAAATATCCCCATTAGCAACACTTGCTATACCTGTTGTGCTTGTTGCACCAGAATAGTATCTAAAGTCTGGTGTTGCGTCATAATAATATATACCTGTGTAAGCACTATTATCATGTGGAGCAGAAGTGCTTTCAAGAGCGAGTCTATTACAAATTCCGTAAAATCCTTTTCCTTTAGTTTCTACTTTAGCTTCCCAATACCATTTACCAGCAGTTACACCTAAAGTGCCTCTTGCTAAATTTTTAATGTTGCTATCTAAACTTACATAAAGATTACCATTAAACATTTTGTTTTGTAAAGGATCATTAGACATTGGTGCTTTGTCTAAAGAATTTAAAGTACAAAAGTTATTACTTGGACTATCTTTATTATCTAAAAGTGATCCTGCACCTATCGCCCAATTATTAGAATTAGCTGATTGGTCTGTAATTGTGTTTCCATCTTTTAAGATTAAGAAACCATTAGTTCCATAAGTTACAGTAGGATTGACGTTTATTTTCCATTCACCAGTCGTTGCGTCTGTTGAACCAAAAGTAGATGCTTGGTAAGCTGTTCCATCTATATAATGAAAATGTGATATACATCCATCAAATAATTCACCATGACTTTCATTTCCTGAGATTGTAAAAGTATTATTAGTTTGTGCTAATTGAATACCCCAATCCATATTTTGAGTTATGTTAGTAGTATTTTTTGTATATCCACCTAAGCTATCTATATTAACTCCATTAATATACATTTTTATTCTATCAGCTTCTGTTGATTCTGTTGAGTCTCCTACTAATACCAGATTATACCAAGCATTCGGATCCTCAAATTGTCTTTTTGTTACCCAATTTACTCTGTCAGTTCCACCTTCTGCTGCGAAAATCATAAGTTTATTATCATTATCAAGTTTTACATAGAGTCTATCATTACCATCTTTGTAACCTTGAAATAATCTTGTTGTATAGTTAGTTGAACTTGTACTAATGATACCTCTTTTAAACCAGAAAGATACTGTAAATTTTTTTGCATTTGTTGGTGTTCCCTGATTTTTATGTAAATATGTACTAGGCATTATTGGAATCCTCCTGATCCACTTGCTCCAAATGAACTTGTTAATGTAAACACTCTGTCTACAGTTTGTGCTTCGGCATCCGTGGCTCTTAAAGTAAATGTATAAGTTGTTGGTACCGTACTTGCTCCACCAAAGTCACTAGTAGTTATCACACCCGTAGAAGAATTTAAAGTACAATTAGCTTGTGAGTTGTTTGTTAATACGTTTGTTGTCTCAGAATAAGCTATTGTTGAATCTGAAGTTGCAGCAACTGTTGCGACTGTGCCTGAAAAGTTACCAGCTATTGTTCCAAGAGAACCTGCATTTGTTGTCCAAGTAGGAGCTGTAGATGCAGTAATAATTGCATTTGTACTTCTACCAGCTAATCCAGATTCTAATTCTACTCTTACATAATATGAACCTAATGCTAATGTTGCATTTACAGCTAAACTTGTGGCACTACTTAAACTAACTGTATTTGCGTTTGTAACTCCTCCGTCTGTTTTAATAAATTCTACTCTTGGTATTCCAGAAAAATTTGTGCCCGTAATATTAAATGACACTCCTGTTGCCGGTGCAATTGTTTGAGCTACGTTAGCTACAGTAGGTTTAGTTTCTTCTACAGTTGCAAAAGATAATACACCTGATCCGTTAGTCGTTATAGCTTGACCATTTGTACCGTCTGTTGCAGGCATTGTTAAAAATGCACCTGTGTTTAATTTTGTAGAATTGTGATTAATAAAGTTCCCCATATTAGAATGTGAAGAACATTGATAATATAAAATATTTGGTGTTGTGTTATCGATAGCAATCGTAGTGTGTGCTCCTGCATTTCCTGGCGTACCTGAAGTTGTTACTCCAGTTGTGTATGCAGTTGTTTTACCAACGTTGTTATAAAATCTTAATGGATGAGTTGCGTTTGAAGCATCTGATTGATCAAATTTATAGTAATAAGGTTTAGATGTATCATGACCTTTTAAATCTATAATAGGTGTTTCAACACCATTTATTTCATAACCAAGAGTACTTCCAACATTATGATAAGGTGAAGCTGCAGTTTTAGTAATAACTTTAACTGTAAATACTTTAGGACTAGCTGAAGAATAATATGTACCTTCAAAACCTGCACCACCAGAATCTTTACTGATGATTAGGTTTCCGTTTTGATCCTGTATTGTATCTACTTTTAGTATACTACTCATATTATCTCGCTGTGCATGGCACGTTGTTACTTCCTACTAATGGTGCTGCTGCAAATGCCCAATATAAATATTTTGCACCATTATTGTTAAATACATTATTTGTATTTCTTACTTTAAAACCATTAGATAAATAATCTACATAATAACTTGAAGCTGATGCTTCAGCACCATTACTTTGTGCTTCTAATAAATAATTTACAGGATTAGAGTCGTATGACACACTGTTTACAGTTGGTCTTTTGTTATCCATTAAAATCCAACCATTAGCACTATCACTTCTTTTCCATAAAACAAAAGCTGGTTTAAATCCTGTGTAGACATATGGGCCGTTAGCATTTCCGTTACCATTATAAGTTCCAAACTTTGAATATCCTTTTTTTTCTGCGAATACAAAAGCAATCATAGTAGAGCCACTTTGGTTAACATTAGTGTTTGTGCCTACTGAAAAAACTGTAGATGTTGGTGATGTATCATTAAAAGCACTATCATTATTTTCATCTCCTGCTGTGGTATTTAAAAATAATCTATGAGTATTACCAATGTTATGATGATAAACATTCCAATCATTTGTAGCACTTAAATTTTTAACAAAATAAGTTTGAGGAACAACTCCCAAACCATGACCAATTGTTGCGTTAGCACCAGTACCAGTCCATTTACAAATTGAAAAACCTGCTGTTGTATTTACTGAAGTTGCAATTGTATTTATGCTTCCGTCTGTATTAGCAGAACCAGCACCATTTGCTTTCCAATTCCATGCAACATAATTATCGCCACTACCATTAAAACCAGTATCTGTATTAACTGTAAATCCATCAGCATTAAAAGCTGTCATACCATTTGAAGATGTTTGTTCAGCAGCAGTAGTGTCTGATTGAATAATTTTAGTTGCACCTTGTATTGCGTTGGTTAAAAAATGATTTTCTGAACCAGATCTCATTTTAACCCAACAGAAATCCGGTTGAAATCCAACGCCCGTTATTGCATTAGAACTTCCTGTTCCTGTCCAAAGTTTAGTATTAAAGTGTAGAGTGCTTTTATCTATTGTTGTGTATGCCATTATTCGTTTAATCCTTTAGTTGATAGAGCTGAGTAACCTGCTGGTACATCATACTCAAATTTACCGATACCTGATGCGTTAGTTCCTTCTGAAGATATTTGAGTTGTTCCAAAAAAACCGTTGCCTAAGTTAGCATTCCAAACAGTTCCTGCATAACTTGTCAAAGCAAATGCATAAGTTTTATCTGCTGTTAAACTCATAGCACCTGTGCCTGTTGAACCTGATGTTGGATTTCCTGAATCTTGATAAGTTCCGTTTTTATGAAAATAAATTTTAGAATTATCTAAATCCATAGCAACACCAATAATATCATCATTTGCAAAAGTTGCTCCAAAAGATGCACCACCATTACTTTTGGCACCATTATTTTGATAACCTTGACCTGTAGAGCTTTGACCAATGTACCATGAACTTGAAGAATTTTGTCTTGCATCTTCTATATCTACTGCACCTATAATAGCACCACTCCCACTTGATATTAGTTTAGCTTCAAAATAATACTTTCCACTTGAATCACCTATTGTAGTCAAAATAGTTTTCCAAGCACTTCCACTACCTCCAGTTACAGTTGTGTTAGCATTTGTGTTAGCTTGCCATTGATTTACAAAATGATATGTTGAACTATTAAAAACAGCAAAAACGTTATCAGGACAATCTTCTGTTTGAGTTATTGTTCCTGATAATGTAAAGTTATTACCTTTTCCACTATCATCATTTATACTTGCATCATTTTTAAACATAAAGAAACCATTAGCTCCATACTCAGTAATTGTAGGCGAAGTATTTATTTTCCATTCGCCAGTAGTAGCATCCGTAGAACCAAAAGTAGATGCTTGATAAGTTGCACCATCTACGAAATGACAATGGCTTAATAATCCAGTAAATGGATCATTTGTTCCTGTTGCAGAACTTGTGCCAAAAACAAAGTTATAATCTGTAGTTCCAAAACCAAAATTAGTATTTTGACCTGGATAACCTGGACCATTAAGATCACCATCAGGAATTTGAACTCCATTAATATATAATTTTAATCTATTAATATTTGTTGCTTGTGTTGTGTCTCCAACTATAACAATATTATACCAAGCTGAAATATCCCTAAATTTTTTATTTGTTTTTATTAATCCTGCTGCACTACCACTAATGGAACCAACCCATCTTAATACATCATCAGAATCAAATCTAAATTGAAATTCATTTGAACCATTATGTATTGAAGTAAAAAAGTTTTCTTGTGCTCCTAATTTTCCTCTTTTTAACCAACAAGAAAAAGTAAATTTTTGTCTGTTAGTTGCTGCTGTATTTGCTCTTGTTAATCTAGTTGCCATTAGTTAAATTGTGCTCCTCCAGTTGCTCCAAAGCTAGATGTCAGACTAAATGCTCGATCAGCTGTTTGTCCCTGAGCATCCGTAGCTCTTAAGGTAAAATTGTAAGTTGTTGGCGTTGTACTCGCACCACCAAAGTCAGTTGTTGATATCACACCTGTTGATGAATTTAAAGTACAATTAGCTTGAGAAGCATTTGTTAATACAGATGTTGTTTCACTAAAAGTTACTGTGTCACCAGAAGCAGCTACTGTTGCAACTGTTCCTGAAAAGTTTCCAGCTATTGTTCCTAACGAACCAGCTCCTGTTGTCCAGCCTGGTGCATCAGATACAGTTAAAAGTGCTGATGAACTTCTAACAGCATTACCATCGTTGTTCTCAACTCTTATAAAATATGTACCATCAACAGCTAAAGTGAAGTTTGCTGTAATAGATGTAGCGCTTGAAAATGAAACTGAGTTAGCTATGGTAACAGCTCCTGTAGAACTGATCGCATCAACTTGTGGAACCGATACAAAATTAGTTCCTGAGATAACAACGTTAGTCGCTGTGTTTTCTATTGTTGATGGACTAATTCCTGAAATAGTTGGTTTAGTTTCACCTATAGTTACAGATCCTCCAAGAGAAACTGCAGATCCATTAATTGTAATAGATGAGTTTGCTAAAGCAGCGTTTGCAACTCCACCACCTGTTGTTGCAGTGAGTGTACCGCCAACTGTTAAGTTTGCACTATTTGGTACAGTTATTGTATCGCCAGCATCTCCTAGCTGAACTCCTGTTCCGGATCGTGGACTTACTTTATTTACTTTTACTTCACTCATAATTATCTTGCTGTTACTGGATCTCCATTTGATGCTACAAAAGGAAATTCTGCGTAAGCCAAGTATGTATATGCTTGACCACTACCATTACCATAACTGTTTGATGTTGTTCTAATTTTAACTCCATTTGATAAAAAATCCCAATGATAAGTTTCTCCTGAACCATCTTCGTTATCACCATTATCAGGAAATAAAAGTCTATCTTGTGGGTTAAAAGAATTACTTCTTCTGTTATCTGTTATAACCCAACTAGCTGTTCCACCTGATCTTTTTTTAATTAATAAAAAAGCAGGTTGAAATCCAGTATGTATGAACGGACCATTTGAATTACCATTTCCTATATATTGACCTATTTTACACATACCTTTAACTTCGCTAAAACAATAAGCAATATGAGTAGCACCATTTCCATTAACTTCAGTATCTGTTCCAACACTAAATACAGAAGTTGTTGGTGCTGTATCTTGCCAGTAAGTAGCGCTATCGTATCTTTCACTATTATTATTTAAATTATTTCCATAATCCCAACCACTTGTACCAGCTAGTCCTACATGACCACATCTCCAAGATTGTGTTGTGCTATATTTTTTTACAAATATGGCTTTTGGTGCAGTATTAAGACCATGACCAATAGTGGCATTTGAACCTGTTCCAGTATATTTAACTATTGAAAATCCACTTGATGTGTTAGCTGCTACAGTAGAACTAATACTACCATCACTATTTGCTGAACCTGCTGAATTAGTAGCTTTCCAAGTCCAAGCAACAAAGTTTGATGCATGATTTACATAACCACCATTGTTTAAAGTAAAACCATTAGTATCAAAAGTTTTTAATCCTGAAGTATCTGTGCTTTGTGCATTATTTTGATTAGCTCTTATATCAAAAGGTTGAGAATCAGAACCTTGTCTTACTCTATCAAATAGCATATGATCGTAAGAATCATTTGCTCTACTTTTAATCCAAACAAAATCAGGTTTCATATTTGTACTTTCTGAATATGTAATTGCTTTATCATTAGAAGCATTACCAGTATAAAGCACTGTTCTAAAATGATCTCTAGGTTGAAAAGTTATATAGGCCATTATCCAAACTCCTTTATGTTTTTAGTGTTTAATGCGTAAAAGTTTTTAGCTGCACTGTCAAAGTTAGCAGCACCGCCTTGATTAGGTGAATATTTAAATACTCCATGTCCGTTAGCATCTGCATATGTTGTACCAGTTAATTTAGCATAACTTGTTCCTGAATATCCAAATGTTCCTGAACCAAAATTAATTTGTGCATTTGCACCATAAACTGACATAGCTAATAAATATGGTTTTCCAGCAGCATTAATATCATATCCTGTTCCACTATTTGCAAGTGTACCATTTTTAGAAACATATAATTTATTGTTATCTAAATCTACAAATATACCTACATAATCAGATGCACCATAAGATGATCCATAAGCTCCATTTGATCTTGCTGATGGTGTTGAATAATAAATTTGTCCGTTGTTTCCATAATAACCATAAGCATAACCATTTTGTTCTTCGTTAATTTCTTTGTCAGGCATAGTTTGGTCTTGTTCAAATTTGTTTATAGAAGTAATTCCATAATGTTGATATGCTGATGCTTGTGATGTACCAAATCCTTCAAAATACCATTTGCCTGAATGTAAAGCAACTGAACTTGTAACTGTTCTCCAAACATTATTTCCAACATCTACTCTAGTACTACCAGCAGTATGAACTGCAGCATCATTTCCAGTTCCTGTACCACATAATAATGGATTAAGTGTAGAAAAATTATTACTAGGTGTATCTGTATTTTGAGTTAGTGCTCCTGATGTAGAAAATGTTAAGTTGTTTCCACTACTATCTAAATCTAAATTACCATTGTTTTCAAATTTTAAAAAGAAACCATTATTTCCATAAGTAACTGTTGGATTAGTTTTTGGTTTCCATATTCCTGACGTAGTATCTGTTTCGCCAAATGTAGAAGCTGGGTATGCTGTTCCATCTACAAAGTGAACATGCGCCATCTGACCATCAAAATAATGTGCACTATTTCCATCTTGTCCTATAAATATAGGTACTGAACTTTCATTAATTCTAACATTTTCGTTTTGAGCTCCATAATCTGTATTAGAAAATACTGTTTCTTGAACACCATTAACATAAAATTTTATTCTATCTGCTGCTGTTGATTGAGTTGAATCAAAAGCAAGAACAATATGATACCAAGCATTAGTATCTCTTAATTGTCTAGTTGCTTTAGCATTAGCAGTTGTACTGCCACCTGTTTTTTGAAAATAAGCAAGTTGATTATCACTGATTAAAATTTTTCCTCTATTATTGGCATCAGTATATTGACCCATAAGTATATGATCTGAGCTACTTAAATTTCCTCTTTTTACCCAAGCAGAAAAAGTACATTTATCTACATTTGTAGATGTTCCAGTTGTTTTTGTAATAAAAGTATTAGCCATTAGTTAAACTGTCCTGAGTTATTAATTCCTACTGTTACTGTTATACTAAACGCTCTGTCCGCCGTTTGACCCTGAGCGTCAGTTGCTCGAATAGTGAAACTATATGTAGTCTCTGAAGTTGCACCACTCTCTGTACCTGATATCACACCTGAACCTGAATTAATAGATACACCACCAGGAAAAGTTCCTGATACTTTTGCAAAAGAAGTAGCATTCGTTGCTGCTACTGTATATGAAATTGAAGATCCTGCAGCATTTGATCCTAAAGATCCAGCACCTGTAGTCCACGCTGGAGCGTCTGAAACCGTTAATAATGCAGAGGATGACCTTACCGCATTACCATCATTATTCTCAACTCTAATAAAATAAGTGCCATCAACGGCTAAAGTAAAGTTAGCAACAATCGTTGTTGCACTTGTAAAAGAAACTGTGTCTGCTCTTGTAATTGCACCTGTGGAACTAATTGCTTCAACAGTAGGAACGGATATAAAATTTGTTCCTGTTATTGTTACAGCTGTTTGTGTGTTTTCAATTACACTTGGATTAATACTTCCTATAGTTGGTTTTGTTTCACCAATTGTAACAGATCCACCTAAAGATACAGCTGATCCGTTTATTGTAATAGAAGAGTTTGCAAGATCTACGTTTTGCACAGAACCATCTGGATATGTAACTGTAGCGTTTGTTAAATTTAAAGTAGCGCCTGATGGTACTGTAATTGTATCACCATTTTCACCAGCTTGTAATGCTGTTCCAGATTGAGGTATTATTTTATCTACTTCTATTTGACTCATTATATAATTACTAACGTTCCTGTTACTGTAACACTACCTGATACTGTTACTGGTCCTGCTAAAACTCCAGACTCCATTGTTTGTGTATCAGATATTGTTGCTGAATGTGTATTAACATATGTAGTTGCTGTCATCGCTGCAGATGGTGCTCTTTTTGCAGGGTATGTACAAAAAACAGTTTTTGTTCCAGCTGAAAAGTTAACAGCATTATCTGAGTTTGAAGAGGAGATAATTGTGGTTCTTGAAAGTGTATCAGTAGCCGCATCAGTTACTGTTCCAATACCAACCTCAAATTCAGAAGTTCCATCGTTTGCTATAGCATAAAAACAACTATTACCATCACCGATTCCAGTTACAAAAGTTTCGAAACCTGTTTCAGTTCCGGTTAAGTTAATTGTTCCTGTACCAGTAGACGTACTAGTCTGTTTAACTCTATCGTTAAGTACAAAAGCCATTTCTATTTATCCTTACTATTACGCGTTACCAATTCTAAGAATCGCATTTGATGAATCATTAGTAGGGAACTGAATGACAAAATCACCATTCGTTGCCGTTTTATTTCCACCAAAATCTAGAACCATAACTAATTCGTTTCCACCGCCAGTAGTTTTGTAAATAGCAGCTCCTGCAGCAGTTAACGTAACAGATGGAAAAGTTAAATCAGAAAAATCTATAAAAGCGATGTTTGATGAAACTGATACTCCACTGTTTGTTAATGCATTACCACCAGCTGTGTAGCTTGTTCCAGAAGAACTAACTTCACCATTTCCTGTACCAGCTAGGTACGCTGTTGATGATGCGCTGTAAGATGAGATGCTAGTGTACAAAGCAAGTTTAAAAGCGTTTCCGCCATTACCAGAGGTATCAAAATTAAAAGTGCCTTTTAATAATCCAGTTTTAAACGAGTCAGGTACTATGTTTGCCATATTTTATCTCCTATTGTGATGGGTTGACTGATTTAAGAGGAGTTCGAATAACACCATCTTCATATTCGCCTCTGCGTCTTCGACCTTGTTGTTCGATCGCATACGTTTCTATAGCTTGATTGTAAGCCTGTGTATAATATTGTATCATATCTGCAGGACCTTTCAAGTATCCATACGCTTCTACTAGAGAACCATATAAAAGTAAATCTGCATATTTGTTAGATAAATAAGTTCCACTACCACTCACACTGCTATCTGTTAAACTAGTAGGCTGCTTAATATATGCCATTGTAATCTCATAAGCAGCATTTGGAGTAGGCGCTAAAGCCCAAAAATTAGCATCCCAGTTAGCATAATACTTTGGTACACCAGAAGCTGTTCCTGGAGTATCATAATATTCAGCCATAAAACTAGTATCTCTTTGTTCTAAAAATTTTTGTTTATTTCCATCTGTAGAATCTTTAATTTGTACATATCTTATAATTCTAAGATCTGATGGTATTGTTACATATCTATTACCATTAACAGTATTTGACGTTGCATAAAATCTATCTGCATCAGAATCTACAGCTCTATAAATTTTATTTTCTGCATTTTCTATAATTCTATTTATTACAGCTGTTGATAAAACAGAAGTATCTACTTCTGTATAGTTTCTAATATCATCTTGTAAATTTGTTAAAGTATATGCCATTATGATAATGCCCTCGAAGTACTTACTGGTCCTACAAATATTGGAAACCCACCACCACTTGCATTACCACTTGCAGCATTAGGAACTGTAAATGTGTATTTATCACTAAAGTTTTCTAATACTCCTCTTTGATTTAATCTTTGTTCTATAACAGGTGTAACTGCTCTACCACCAAAAACTTTTATTCCAGAACTAAATGCTTGTGCAGTTGTAGTTGCAGGAGATACACCAAAGAAAGGTGCAGAAGTTCCTCTTGTTAATCCTGTCAATGCTCCACCAGCTTTACCTGTGTATTTAATTACTTCACTAATATATTGTCCTGGGTTTACTGCATCTGGAATTTCTCTTATGTAAACATAACCTGAAGTTGGAAAATCAGAATCATCAACTAAAGGAATTGTAGTTGCATTTGCAGCTAATGCTCCATTTAATGTTGTTTCTAAATTAAAAACATTAGAAGTTAATCCTGCAATAGGTGAAATATTTACATCCATAAATCTAACAATATCATTTGCAGAAAAACCATGATCTTGTTGAAATACAGTTACAGTAGTTGATCCATTTGTTGTAAATGGATTAGCACCCATTAAAGTTGATGTTGGTAATTGTTTTCTATCTGGTCTTGGGTTTAATAAAGCTTGTGGATCTCCTCTATGATAAGGTGGTTGTAGTTGTGGTTGTTTAGGTTCAAATTCAGAAATATGAACTAATGCACCTGTCCATTCTTTTACCATTTCATTATATGGAAATTCCATACCAGATCTATCTGATATTGCTTTTGCGTATCTACCTTTTGCAAATGCCATTATACTCCATCTCCATAAAATGTTTGTGGTGTAATATGTGTAGATGTTCTTGAACCATCTGCAGTTAAAGCTCTTTGTAATTCATCTTCATAAATTAATTTATTTTCTTGAGCTGTTTCTGGTGAATATTTTAAACTTAAATAATATGCTAAACCAGAACACATACATGGAATAAAACCATGAATAACATCTGCTTCATTTGTATATGCTCCTGCATCTTCTACTTTAGCAACATAATAAAATTTTAATTGAAAGTTTGTTCCTGAAAAAGAAGAACTTGGTGTTTGATATAAAAATACACTTGGTGATGCTGTTACATTACCTGCAGCATTTCTTATGTATCTTGTTTTTTGTACATAGTATTGTGATGGTGTTCCTTTTGCTAATTTATTAGCTAAAGCTGCGTATGCTGATCTATCTATTTTTGTTAAAGTTGTATCTACTGGTGCAGTAGCTGTAGTGTTATTTCTAACATAAGCTTCTAATACATCACTTATGTCTTGTGGAAAATTTGTATTGTCATTTGCGTAAGTATATTCTGCTTGTCCCTCTACTAATGGAATTGTAGCTAATTTTACTTTCCAAAGATTAATTCCTCTATTATTCCATTCAGTCAACAGAATATTTAAAGAACGTCTAGCGCTTTTTAATTGATACCCTGTTCTATTACCACGCATTCCTGTTCTTTCAAATGCTTCTTCGACTATTTCGTCGATTGGTAAATCGAACGCTGTAGTTCCTGACGTTGCCATTTATCTCCTTACTTGTCTAATATAATTGTTGCAGTAGCATTTGAAATTGCTGATACGGTCATACCGCCTTCAAACAAAATACCATCTTCTGCTAAATTATATGAAAACACGTCTCCAGCTGGAACATCACATTGAAATTGTGTAACAGAATTACCGTCTTGTAAAGTTACTGAACCTGCTGATCCAGATGAAGCTAAAATTATTCCTCTTAATCTTGTTCTGCCTCCAAAGACTGATGTAGCATCTGTTTTTCTAACTGCTTTTACGTCTGATTTCATTATCCTGTGTATCCTATAGTTAATGATCCTGTACCAGTTACATCTACAAAAACAGTAGTTTGAAATCTTATACCACTACCTGGTACAAAAACATCTAGTCCTTCACTTCCAAATGTTGAATCAAATTCTAATTTTTCTGCAACAGCACTTGTAGCATCGTAAAGTTTTACGTTAGTTAATCCTGTTGCTTGTATGTATGTAACTCTACAAGGACCAATATCAACTGAACCACCAGACTTAGTTTTTAAACGTCCGTCTGCTGTTGCAGTTGTAAATTTTTGATCGCTTGCGAATGAACCGCCGCCTGCCATATTTTTCTCCTAATTGTGTGGGCCGAAGCCCACACTAATTAATTATTATGCTTCTTTAGCAAATACACCTTGAGCGTCAACAATTGTCCAATGTGTTGATGAGTTCAAAGATGCACATACTACAAAGTCACCAACTTTTGATGTAGCTTTTGTATTAATAAGATCTTTGTTATCTGTTAAAGATCC